AGCTTATAAGAAAGTTCCAAGATCCTGCTATAGAAAAATTTAGACAAGCTGTAAAAGATATACAGGGATCTTTTACAGAACAAACAGTTGAAGTCAATAAAATACTAAATAATTTAAAAGAAGTTGCTACTGATGCCGAAAGAATAGAGCAAGCTTTCCAAGTAGTTTCAAATATGTCTTTCGATAAACTTGGGGATGTACTTTTGCCACAACTAGAATTTGATGGAATTTTTGGAAATAAGACTTTAAAAGCAGGAAATGCACAAATAAAAATAGTACAAAGATTTTTGGAAGAGGGAGCAGATGCAGTCATAGAAGGAGTAGAAACACAAATAAAAGCTATAGAACAAGCGGGAGAACAAGATGCAACTCCTCTTAAAAATCTTTTATCCCAAATTAGAAGTAATGTTGAAAAAGTAAATGACGAAGTTTTTGATATTGCTGGCACAACGGCCACTTTTAGAGGAGACGAGGAAGCAATAACTAGAGTTAATAAAATGTTAAAAGACCTCAATAAATTACTACAACAGATTGGTACAACAAATGAAAGTGTAATTAAACCTTTAACAGAATCAAGAACAGCTCTACAAAGTTTAGCAATAGCAGGAGAAGAATTTTTTCAATTGCAAGGAAAATTAGAAAAACCTCCAACACAATATACACAATTTATAAAAATTTTAGAAGATATGAAAACAGGTATTGACGGATCTGGTCTTAAGAACTTTGGACAATTAGATCCTAAACAAAAAGCGGGTTTAGAATTTTTGTTTGGAACTTTAGAAGACACTGTAGCTTTATCTTCTTTATCAAATAAGTTAGCTGAAAAACGAACAAAAATTTTATCTATAGAAGAAACTTTAACTAGAAAAAAGTTTCAAATCGATAAAAAATATGAAAAGTCTTTAAGAGGAACAACAAAGCTTGTTGCCGCACAATTAAAAATTAGTAAGTCTAAAGCACAAAAAGAGTTAGAAATACAAAATATATTAGACAAACAAAAAATATTACAAGAGGCAAATATAACACTAAGTCCTACACAAACAAGAATTGATAAGGATAGATTAGAATTATTAAGAGAACAGTTAAAAACTTTAGAAGAACAACAAAATATAGCACTACGAATTAGGAGAGCAGGTGAACAAGGTTTAGAGTCTAGTTTACAGTCTAATATTTCTGCATTATTAAAAGGCACAGAGTCAAGTTTTAAAACAGCAATTGCAAATATTGCAAAAGCAACTTTAGAGGCAATGGCAGACTCTCTTTCAAAGATAATAACTGAGGGAATAATGAAAAAAGTTTTAGGTAGAAAAACTGTTGACGAAAAAATAGAAATAGCTCATGAGAAAGGTGGTGATTACGTAAAAGAACAAATTGAACAAGCATTTAAAAATTTTCCGTTGTCCAAATCGGGACCTCTTACTGATTCAGTTCCAGGATTAGATCCTTTAGTAGGTGAAGTTATGTCTCCTGATTATTTCAAAAAAACAGATGATAAGCCTATGGGAGAAATTATTGTACCAGGAAAGAGTAAAGGTCTTTTTGGTAACTTTATTGATAATCTAAAAAATCTTTTTTCAGGAGAGGGAGAGTTTTTAGACAGATTGAAGAAGATATTTACAGATGGTGCAATAGATTTTTCAGGAATTTTTGAAGGAATAACCAGTTCTCTTTTTGGAGATAAAACTAGTGATGGATTATTTGGAGGAGTAGCTGGTATAATTGGTAGTTTATTTGGATTTGGTTCTGGAGGCATAGCGACTCCTAAAGGAAAAATGTCAGGATATTCTACAGGAGGAATTGCAAGAGGTTCACAAAGCGGATATCCTGCTATGTTACATGGAACAGAAGCTGTAGTACCTCTTCCCAATGGAAAATCAATTCCAGTAGATATGAAAAGTGGAAGCACACAAAATAATATTGTTGTAAATGTTACAGGAGATGGAAGAGTAAATACACAAGGAAGCACTGGTCCTGATATGGATCAAATGGGAACAGCAATAGCTAAAGCAGTACAGGTTGAATTACAAAATCAAAAGAGATCGGGCGGAATACTTAGCCCTTATGGACCAGCATAATGACAATTGGATTTATTTATACAGGTAGCACATATGCTACACCAGATAAACAACTTTCAAAAGCAAGTAAACCACGAGTGTTGACTGCAAAGTTTGGTGACGGCTATGAACAACGGGCAGTAGATGGTATAAATAATCTAGCTGAGACTTATACTCTCACATTTAAAACCCGACCAAAAGCAGATATTGATGATATTGTAGCATTTCTAGATGCAAAACAAAATGTTACTAAATTTACACTTACTCTTCCAGATACAAATAATACAACAAGAAGTGGAGAAAGAGATGTAAAAGTAGTCGCGGAAACTTATACTACTAATTATGAATATGATAATTTTTACACTTTAAATTTAACATTGAGAAGAGTCTTTGAAGCATGACAAATTTAATAGCAACAGATGCACAATCACAGGAGATTGATTCTGGTTTAGTTAATTTATTTGAGATAACTTTACCCGATAATACGATTGTATACTTACATCCTGGAGTTGACGATGATTTTACAAATATACAGTTTCGTGATAAAGTTTCTCCCTATAATGTAAGAACTTATATTCCAATGCCAATGATGATAGATGGGTTGGAACTTCAAGCAGATGGAGCACCAAATCGTCCAAACTTTCAAATAGCAAATATTGGAAGCTTGCTATCAGGAGAACTTTCTGGATATAAAAACGATGATTTAGTCGGACAAAGAATTGTAAGAAGAAAAACACTAAAAAAGTATTTAGTTGGCGAAAGCGCAGATGCTAGTCCACCAGTTGAGTTTAGAAGTCAAGAGTACATTATTGATCGTCTTGCAAAAGAAGATAATATATCTTTAACTTATGAAGTAGCTGCTCCATATGATCTAGAAAGTATAAAACTTCCAAGAAGAGTAGTTGTAGGAAAGTTTTGTAGTTGGAAGTATCAAGGATACCATGATACTACAAACAGTGTTGGAGGATGTACATGGAAGTTAGATGGATCAATAAATTATAAAACAGCTTCAGGAGCTTTTTCTCATAATGCATATTTTGATCTAAATGATTCACCACTAATTCCAACAGGAACAACTTTTTCGGAATACAGTGCAAGTACAGCGTATACAGCAGTAGATTATGTTATACAAGCAAGTAGTACAACTGTAACAGCAGGAAGTTTTATAAAAGGAAGAATATATAAAATTAGTAGTGCAGGAAACACTAATTTCACAAGTGTAGGTGCAGGGAACAGTAATGCAGGAACAATATTTACAGCAACAGGAGCTGGCACAGGTACAGGAACAGCAGTTGAACAACAAATATGGTTAAATGTAATTGCAGGAACAGGGAATACTCCAAGTAGCACATCATCGTTTTGGAAAGAAGTATTTCAATATACTACACATAGCACGAGTTCAGTTGCATATTTAAAGAATACTTTAGTATTATTTGCAGGAACAGTTTGGAAAGCATTAAGAAATCATACTTCATCTGCAAGTAATACTCCAAGTATTGGACCAGGTTTTTGGGAACGTGCAGATATTTGCGGAAAGACACTTCAATCATGCAAGTGTAGATTTGGATTTAAACCAAATGATTTAACAGGAGCAAGCAAAAAACCAGAAGGAAGCAAAAATTTAGCAGCAAGACTGCCGTTTGGTTCTTTTCCCGGAACATTGAAGTTTTAATATGCAACACTTACTGGCGCAAATAGAGCAGCATTTATATGATGAGTATCCTCGAGAAGGTTGCGGTATTCTTGGAGTAGTAAAAGGAAAAATGAGTTGGTATCCTTGTACAAATGTCGCAAAAGAAAATGAAGAATTTATACTTGATTCAAGTCAGTTTATTGCATATAGTAATCGAATGGATATTGTAGGAGTTGTACATAGTCATCCAGACGGTACACCAGATCCAAGTGAAACTGATATTAAATATTGTAATACACTAAATGTACCATATTATATATTTAGTTATCCAGGAATGGATATGAGAGTAATACAACCAAATCGTGAAGAAAAAACACTATATGGAAGAGAGTATGAGTTTGGTGTAAATGATTGTTTTGAGGCAATAAGAGATTATTTAAAAACACAAAATATAGAAATACCAAAAAGAAAAGCATTTGAAGATAATTGGTGGGATAGAGATTTAAATTATTTTACCGATGAAATGATAAAAGATTATGGATATAAAAAGGTAGAAGGCAATATGCAACCGAATGATGTTATAATATTTACTATTCGAGAAACTGTAGCAAATCACTGTGGTGTTTATTTAGGAAATGATATCTTTTATCATCACGCAGAAAATAGATTATCTTGCAGAGAAAGTTTATACCCATTTTGGAAACAGTTTATAACAGGAGTATACAGACATGAGACGTAAAGTATTTTTACAGGGAGAATTAGGAGAAAAGTTTGGAAAAACTTTTACTATTCAAACTGATAATTATCAAGATATTATACGATGTATAAATGCAAATCGGCCTGAATTTTTACCTTTCTTAATGAACTGTCATGAAAATGACATTGCTTTTGACATAAAAACAGCAGGAAAAGAAGTTGACGAACAAGAAATGTTACTTCCTATAGAACAAGGAGATGTAACTATTGCAATGATTCCTGCAGGAGCAAAAAGTGGTTTTGCAAAAATAATTGCAGCAGCTTTTCTTGTATTTTTTGCTTTACCTGTAATTGGAGCAGGAGCGATGAGTAGTATGACAGCTGCCCAATTAGGTACAATTACCGCAACTAGTGCTCAAGGAATAGCAATGCAAGCAGCACTAATGACAAAAGCAGGAATGGCAGTTGCAAGTTTAGCAGTTAATTTAGCACTAACAGGTATATCACAAATAATGGCTCCGGATCCTGCAACAGATCAAGATGAGCCTACAAATTATCTTTTCTCTGGAGAAGCAAATAATGCAAAAGAAGGAGATCCTGTCCCCTTACTTTATGGAGAGTTAAGAGTTCCCGGAAGACCTATTGCAATAAATATGATAAATGGAGGAAGACCGGGTAATAATAATGTAACCCCTACAGGGGCAGGAGATCTGAATCAAAAAGGAGGGGGCATGTCCCAACATCACTAATGCCTAGACGAGGACCACCACAAACACCAAAAAATAGTTTAGAACAGTCTAGAAGAATTTCTGATAGACAAACTATTGCTGTAACGGATTTATTATCTGAGGGACCGATTTACGGTCTTGTAGATGGTCAAGCTTCTGTATTCTTAAATGACGATAGAGCCGCTCCTATCTCACAAGCAGCACAATCAAGAAGTAGAACAGCTTTAAGAATTAGTTTAACAAATGGATCAACTTCAGCAACTATAACTAATGGAGGATCAAATCCTTTAACGGTAACTGCAAACGGTAAAAAATATTTAATTGTAAGAGCAGGTAGTGGCACACAACCTGTAACTGCCTCAAACTCTTCTGCAGGTACATCAGATGGCGCAATAGTAACAACACTTACAACTACAGACGGAGCAAACTTTTTTACTGATGCAATGGTTTCGACAGCAGGAGCCACGCCTGAAAGCCACGTTCCTTTTCGTCTAACAAGAACATCTTCTTCAAATGGAGCAACAGATGAAGGAGAGGGAGAAGGGGTACTAACAACTCGAACAAATAATACAACAGCAGAATTTACAGGCGGAGCAGGAGCTCCGGGAGGTGTATGGGTTCCCGAAGGTACTTATGTAGCAGAAGTAGATAAAGTTGTAGAGATTGCAAGTGTAAGTG